TAGAAGAGATGGCATCTACTGATCTAGCTAAAATGTATTTAGATTATAGATCAGAGAACAACCAACCTGTTGCTGAACTTACTGAAGAGCAAAGTGTACAACTGAAAGCTGTAGTAGGTGGTGATAAAGAATACAACAGTATGATTGAATGGGCTAAGGGTAATTTAAATGATAATGAAATTAATATGTTCGATGAAGTACTGAGTAGGGCAGATCCCTACTCTTGTTTCTTTGCAGTTCGAACATTAGCTAATCGTTATCTTGAAGCCACAGGTTCAGAAGGTGAGCTACTCACTGGTAAACCTGCATCAAACAAACAAGACCTTTATCGTAGTCAAGCTGAGGTTGTACGTGCTATGACTGACCCACGCTACGAAAAGGATCCTGCTTATAGGCAGGACATCTATGATAAGCTTGAAAGATCCAACCTAAACTATTGACAATGATTCCACTCCTAACAGCAACAATTTTAACCGCATCCTGGTACGGCCCAGGTTTTCATGGAAATTTAACAGCCAATGGAACACGCTATAACCAACTCGCCTCAACAGCAGCACATAAAACCCTCCCGTTTGGAACAGACCTCAAAGTTTGCTACGAGACGTGCGAGGTTGTCACTATTACGGACCGTGGACCTTTCATTGAAGGTCGGGATCTTGATTTGTCTTATGGTACTGCTGAACGAATTGGCATGGCCACAACCGGCGTTGCTGACGTAAAGGTAACTAGACTTAACTAAACATTATGGGTAGATATAAAGAGGTAGCCAAGAAGATTGAAAAGGGAGAGGAGCTATCAGACTCAGAAAAGAAACTTCATGAAAGAAGGAAGTTAATCAACAAAGTAAATCCAAAAGCTTTTAAATTAGCTAAAAGAAAAAAGAAAAAGAACAATCTTAAAATTAAGGATGATTAATTATGGCTAGGAGAGATACAGGGTATGATCCAAAAGCAGTTGGTGCTGACACTGATATTAAAGTGTTGTATGTAACACCTGCTTCTGATTCAGCAGCTTTTCCTAAAGCTTACCCATCGCTACAAACAGATGTAGAGCTAAGTCCAAGTGGTGACACCTGTAATGCAGGTGACTTATCGACATCTACTTGGAGTTAGTGGATAACCTAAGAGCATTAGGCATAGGCCTGATGTTAGCTGGCTTCCTATCAGTTTTAATAGGCATCATGCAGACACTGCTAATGGTATCTATGACTGATGGGTTTGCCTATGACATACTATGGTAAGAAGATTCACAGAGCCCTGGATACTTGCAATCATGCTGCTACTTGTGGCTGCATTTATCGAGGGCGTTCACGTCACTAAACATGACTACTACGATAGCATCCGTTCATCGGAGCGATGCTCTGACGCATGACTTGTAATCAGGGAACGGGGATTACATCATAGGAGAAAACTATGACTGTCACTTACTGCTATCGTGGCATCAAGTACACGAAAACAAAGTAGCGATCAACAATACAACAAACTAAAAATGAAATCTATTATTGCACTTGCCACACTGTCCGCCTTCTCTGCGACACCTGCAATTGCTGGTCCATATGTCAACACTGAAATCAACAGTGGTTGGACGGGATCAGACTATGGTGGATCCGTTACAGATCTTCACATTGGTTACGAAGGGAATGTAGACCGTCTCGGATACTACCTGCAAGCGGGTCCAGCTATTGTCAGTCCTGATGGGGGTGATGCTAATACTGAATTCTCTGGGAAGGCAGGAGGCTCGTTTCAAGCCACTGAAGCTGTGTCCATTTATGGAGAAATCAGTTTTCTTACGACTGACGCTGACGAAAACAACTACGGAACCAAAGCTGGTCTTAAGTGGTCCTTCTAAGTGGACTTTCTGTACATGATATTCCTAGTCCTATTGTTAGGATTTGGGATGGAGATGACTTGGTCTACTAATAGAAAGTAACAGGAGGGGGAGCACCTCAGAGTCGGACTCCCCTTTCATTGGCATTAGCCCAGTACGCTGGATACCTTTTGCCGTCTAGACGGTGGGAAAGACCACAAACAAATTGATCAACAATTTCAGCTGAGAACCGTAACTAATACAAACACTTTAATTTAATGGCTAATACTACCGTTTCCTCAATCGGTACCCTTAATAATACAGCGGCAACACCGCTAGCACTGGGTACCGCTTATGATACTAAGTATGCAACTTATCTAAAGCTCTTCTCAGGCGAGCTGTTCAAAGCCTATGAGTCAGCAACCATCGCTAAAGGTACTGTACAATCACGTACCTTGAAGAATGGAAAGAGTATGCAGTTCATCTTCACCGGCCGTATGACGGCTGATTATCATGAGCCTGGGACTCCAATCCTTGGTTCAGGTGATCCTCCGGTTGCCGAGAAGACGATCCAATGTGACGATTTGCTTATCAGTTCTGCCTTCGTGTATGACCTTGATGAGACTCTTGCTCACTACAGCCTTCGCTCTGAGATCTCCGCTAAGATCGGACACGCTCTTGCCGAAGCATATGACAAGAAGATCTTCCGTACGATCGCTCTAGCAGCTCGTGAAGCTCATCCCATTACTGCAGCACCTGGCCCTGAGCCTGGTGGATCCGTTATCAATATCGGAGCCGGTAATGAATATGATGCACAGAAACTAGTAGATGCTTTCTTTGAAGCAGCTTCTATTCTTGATGAGAAGAACCTGCCTAAGACTGGACGTACTGCAGTACTTGCACCACGTCAGTACTATGCACTTGTCTCACAAGTATCTTCGAATATTCTAAACCGTGACTACGGTAATACCCAAGGTAACCTGAACTCTGGTGAAGGACTAGTATCTATTGCTGGTATCGACATCAAGCGTTCTAATAACCTTCCTTTCCAAGCTGGCACAATCGCTGCTGTTAATGGTGAGAACAATGACTATGCTGATAGCTTTGCTAATCATGCAGGTCTCATCTACCAGAAGGATGCTGCTGGTGTAGTCGAAGCAATCGGCCCTAGCGTGCAAACAACCGGGGCAGACATAAAGACAATGTACCAAGGTGACTTAATCGTCGGGCGTATGGCCATGGGGGCGGGGACTCTCAATCCAGCTGCTGCAATCGAAATCGCTACCGCTTAAGGGAGGGGTTTAAATGGCAAAAGCATCACGTCTTACAGGTGTAGCTGGTCTTACTAGCGACACTTGGTACCCACGACCACCAGTAGAATGGGGTCGTGCAGGTGGAGCTGTTGCTACTGTAACTGTTGGTACTGCCACTGGTGAAAATGGAACCGGTGGAGGTACTAATGGTGCTGTAGCTGATAAGGCTACCACTACTGATGGTGGTGGTTCAGGTCTCGTAGTAGATCTAACCATTGCTGGAAACGTATGCACAGCTATTGCAGTAGATGCTGCTGCTGGTAGTGATGGGGATGGTTATCGCATTGGCGATGCTGTCACTATTGCTACTGGCCTCTCTGGCACTACAACTGCTGTAGTAGGATACGTTGCAACACTAGAATATGAGAATTAAATTATGGCAAATGCTGCAACAAAGCGGGAGTCTAATACTGACGCTACTGTTCAAGAACCAGGCGGATACTCCGGCTCTACAAAGGGTATCTCTGGTGGTAACACAGCAATCCGCAAGTCGGTAGCTGGAACACAGGGCGGAACGTATGCACAGTCCGCTGTCTATTCAGAAACCACAGGACTACCTTTTGCTTATACAGGGGTAGAATGTGATTCACCAGCTCAATCAAGGAGCTAAACATAGGGGACCTTCGGGTCCCTTTTTTTTATTTATAGTTATTTATTATGCCTTTTCCTACCACTAACGCTACACAAGAATTACCTGCAGTGAACCAAATCCTGGCGTCAGTTGGTCAGGCACCTGTCACCACGCTCGATCAAACCAACCCGGACGTTGCGATTGCTTACGATACTTTAACACAAGTATCACGAGAAGTGCAGGCTGAAGGCTGGAGTTTTAATATCGAATACAAAGTAGAGATAGCTCCAGATACAAACAATCAAATACTATACCCTAATAATGTATTACAGATGAACCTTTCCGATGGTGAAGGTTATGGTTCAAAGGCTGCTATTAGAAAGAATGATAAATTATATGACCGTGTAAAACATACTGACATCTGGACAGATGACATTGTTAAACTTGACATTGTTTATTTCTATGATTGGGTAGATTTACCTATACCTATTCAAGACTACATTACTGCAAGAGCTGCTACTATTGTATCAACTAGGATAGTAGGAGACCCAACCCAGCATAAGTTTCTATCAACTAGAGAGATGCTTGCTAGAGCTAATGCTATGGAGTACGAATGTAACCAAGGTAACTTTACCTATTTTGGACACCCTAAAGGAAATAATAACTACGTCAGCTATCAACCTTACAAAGCTTTGCACCGCTAATGGCAAGTGTTACTCAAAGAATACCTCATTATTTAGGGGGAGTATCTAAACAATCAGATGTTAAGAAGTTTCCAGGTCAAGTAAGGGAGTGTATTAATGCATACCCTGAACCAACATTTGGTCTTATTAAGAGACCTGGATTTGAATTCTTACATACTTTAGATCAAACAACAAACGGTACAGATTTTTCTGGTACTGCTTTAGACAACGCAAAATGGTTTTACATCAATAGAGATGATGATGAAACCTATATAGGATGTATCATTAGTGGAGCCATACATATATGGAATGGTAAAGTTGATGGTAGTGGTAACTATGTTAAATGTACAGTTAATACATCTGAAAATGGTAACTCAGGTTATAACCCTTTAGATTACCTAAACACAACACGTGATAATTATGAAGTATTAACTGTACAAGATACTACATATGTTACTAATAAAACAAAAACAGTTGCTGTTAAAGCAGCACCTGCTACAAATAATTTAAGTAAAAAAGGTACACTACGAATCAAAGGTGTAGACTATAGTTCTAAATTCAGTGTTACAATAAAAGAAA